CTAGCACGGTTATGTCATGGAGATGTGCCGAATGGTTTATGTCTCTTGATGATCCGACAGCATCACAGTCAGCTTTTGTTAGTGTTGTGATGGGCGTGATGACCGGCGTGTTCGGCATCTGGATGGGCCATGAACACAAGAAGGAATAGTTATGACTGATGAAAAGAAAAAGCCAATATCAGTTACGCTAGGTGAAAACAGTTTTGAGCTAGTGTTGCGGATACTGGGCAATGAGTTTGTAGCTATCAAGATTGGCTCAACCAACTTTTCAGGGAAGCTAATTGCTGGCGGTGTTTTGCTTTTGTTTTTCACGTTTATGCTCATGGAGGTGTTTGGTTTATCACGGATGATGGGTGTTGAGTGATGGCGACTAAGGTCAATGAAAACACTGAACTGGCTATGCCGATCAGGAATTTGATTGGGCTAGTGACTGCCGCGACTGTGGGAACTTGGGCTTATTTCTCACTGGTGGAACGCCTTAACAGCATCGACAACAAAATCATTTTGATGGAAGCCGATCTTGATCAAAACAGTGAGTTCAGGACGAAATGGCCGAGGGGCGAGATGGGTAGTCTTCCGGCCGATCAAGAACAATATCTCTTGCTGGAAAATTTAGCCAACCAGTTTGAAAAACTGCAAATCTTAATAGAATCTGGCCGCGCACCACAAGATCAACAACAAGCACTAACGCTCGATTTTTTTGAGAAGCGATTAACAAATATTGAAACGCAGATAGAAAAACTTAGAAACGGACGCGGTAGTGGTAACTGAGACAATCACATTGATCTTGTACATGAGCGGCTCTGTTGCGGAGCATACGGCGTTTGAACAGATCAGCAAATGCTTAAAAGCAAAGCGAACGATTGAACGCAACCTATACAAAAGATCAACGGCAGTGCGCTATAGCTGCGAGAACAAAACTGTCGTGATTGAGAAGAACGCTGACGGCTCAAACTACATTGTGAGGATAGTGGAATGAAGGAAACCTTTTACATCCTCGTTATTTCAATGTGGGGGAACACTGGTGTTCAGTGGGAGTACATTGGCAACCAGATGGCTCTCAACCAGCCGATGACGGAGGAGCAATGTTTGTACCTGATTGATGATGCGATGTGGCAAGCCTCTTACGAAAACGAATATTACCAACTACGAGCGCACTGCTTCCCAGCAGACTGTGCCGGAAAGGAAAAGTGCTGATGATACAAGCATTGATTGGTCCCGTATCTGGGCTATTAGATAAGTTCATCGAGGACAAAGATCAGAAGGCAAAGTTGGCGCATGAAATAGCCACGATGTCAGAAAAGCATGCGCAGGAAGCTTTACTTGCTCAGTTAGAAATCAACAAGGCTGAAGCTGCAAGCGGTTCTATTTTCAAGGGGGGATGGAGGCCAGCGGTTGGCTGGGTGTGTGCCATTGCCTTTGCATATCATTTCATCCTCAAAGACCTAATCATTTTTGGAGCATCATTCGCTGGCTTGGAACTACCAGAGCTGCCAGCTTTTGACATGGGCACCCTACTCACTGTGCTTGGGGGGATGCTTGGGATTGGTTCGCTCAGAACATACGAGAAACAAAAGGGGTTGACCAAATGAACATCGACAAACTGCGTGAAGAGATTGCTGCTGACGAGGGCCGTCGTAATGCCGTGTATCTCTGTACTGAGCAAAAGAGGACTGTAGGAATCGGGCACCTGATTACCGCTGATGACCCGGAGTGGCCTATGGAAGTGGGCGATTCAATCAGCGACGAGCGCATCGACGAAATGTTTGAGACAGATATCTCTGTCACGATTGATGATTGCCGCATAATCTTCCGTGACTTCGATGGGTTTCCCGAAGAGGCCCAGCTCTGCCTGGCTAATATGTGCTTTCAGTTAGGTAGGCCAACCCTCAGTAAATTTAAAAAGTCTATTGGCTATGCCAACGAGCATATGTGGGGTCAACTTGCCGAAGAGATTTTGGACAGCCGGTGGGCCAAGCAAACACCCAACCGAGCGCAGCGCATATCTGACCGCCTGTCATTGATTGAGGTGCCAACATGAAAAGAAAATTCAAACCTGTTCCCAAAGACAAGAAGAGCGGTCTGCCAAAAGAGTATGTCCGGGGCAGTAAAAACCCTGATGCAACCCGCCGTGAAATCAAGAACACCCGGCGGCTCTACAAGGCTGGCATGTTAACACCGGCAATGATGGATCGAATAAGTAAACAAAGGAGTAAGACCTGATGGCTGCACCAGAAAAATATCAGAAGATGTTTGGGGCTGAACGAGCCAACAAGATTTATAAACGTGGGCTTGGGGCGTACTATTCATCAGGCAGTAAAGCCGGGATGTCGGCACATGGCTGGGCAGTAGCCAGGCTCAAAGCTCACGCAAAAGGCAAGGCCACCGTTAAGAAAGCCGACGGTGATTTATTTAGAAAGAAGAAAAGCTAATGGCAAAGACAACGAAGAAAAAAGAGTTTGACCGTAAGGTTGCCGCCAAGGCAATGACCCTGATGAAGGAAGGGAAACCCCGCAAGCAAGCATTTGCTATCGCTTACGGGATGGTTGGTGAAAAGGCTAAAGGATAGTTATCGCTCTGGCTTGCCCGGGTTCAATCCTGATCCAACCCCTGTTTTGCAAGGCGTGCAAAACTTCATGCACACAACTTGTGCCCTTACGCTCCTTCATTAGCTGCTGGCCCTCTACCCTGCCCTGACATATCTCTCGGACACTTGGGTAGATGCCATTCGATTTGTGATACACGCGAAGAAAATCATAGATTTCTTTTTGCCGCTTGGTGAGGCCAGCCTTATCCATCACTCGCCTCCTTTTCTTCAATGCCGAGCTGGGCGTTATATTTGTTACGCTTCAGCTTCAGTTCATCACGCAGCTCTGTATCCAAGCCCTCAATAGTTTCAAGGTTCAGATGCTCTAGCTCTTTGAGTTTCGTGCGGCGTTCAGCGTGGGGTAAACCTTCAAACTGTCTCATTGCCAGCATCAGTTCGCCGTATCGGGTAGCCCAAGCCTCCGACATTTGAAACTCTTCGGTTTTATCGCCCGGTAGATTTAGAACTAACACCGGGTTAGGCACTACGTCATCAATCGCCGTAGGATCGTCACTGACAGCTTCAAGCATTGCCGGTGCCGTATCAGACGTAGAAGGTGTGTCTTGTCCTTGTACGGTCTTCATATGGCGATCTTCGGGCTGCTTTGGATAATCCATTGCCTCTTCGGTTGTGATCATCCCCTTTATCGCGTCAGGAAACGCATCACGCAGGGCAAAGCCCCTTGCCCGTAATGCCAACATGCGTTTGGGGTATGATTTCCAAGGCCCAGCTTTGTTAAGAAGCCCTGCTTTTAGCGCATCATCCCGTGAAAATTTTGAGCTGATGGTTTCAGTCTCGCCATTTTCCAACGCACGTTTGATTGTGCAAGTGGCTACCTCGCCCTCAATCTGTTCGGTCATGCCACGCCATGCCGGGTGCTTCTTACAGAGTGCCAGTAGTGCATCACCCCAGACAGTAGGCTTGCCGGATATCACGGCGATATTTTGGAGTGCTTGCATGGGAGCCAGCCCCACCTCGTAGCCCATCTGAATAGCAACCAGTATATCTTCTGGCTTGTTGCGGTATGCTTGTGGCACCATCTGAGACTTTGACATTGCTGTCGAAAACTCCATAGCCTCCATCATATTGGTTGGCTCAAGTACTGTAACCTTACTCATCATCAATTCCTTTCACGCTGAAACTAAGGCTTTCATATGTTTCGCCCGTTTCGATCTGCTTACGTTTCTTTTTCACGACGGTCTGAGACTTGATCTCAAAGCCCGGTAACCGGGCGTGTTCAACACCGAGGCCGTCCAATGCAATCACGATTGCGTCTTTGATCTCTGCTTTTACTCGCTTGCACTGGCTTTCTTCAGCCGCCATTTTCAAATAGTCTGAGCAAAGCTGTTGCAAATCCTGATTGGTTTTTGGCAACAGTTCGGTGATATCAATCACCTCCCCGGTTGTCTCTTCCTCAACAGGATAGTCCTCGCCGCTTTCAATCAAAGCCCAGAACTCTTCATACTTAGCCAGCATTTCATCAACGAGTTCCTGATCATGCGGCACCGGGTAGAAATGCAGCTTCATAGCCTGATCAATACAAGCAATGATACCCCACTCAATGCCGGAGCAAATCATCTGATGCTGTACCTGAATGATCCATTCCCGGTGCGGTCTGCCCTGATGCTGTGAATCAGATTTGATTTCACATATGCCGGTGCCACTGAAGGTGTACTCCTCACCCCCGTAAGTAAGGGTCAAGGGTTGTTCAAGCTCAATGATCCTGTCGATGCTTGACGCAATTTTCAGCGGTCTGTTTTGGAATGCCTCTCTTGGCTCCCACATTTTGACCGTGCCGCTGGTCATTATCTCCAGCTCCTCTTGTGCCCAGTTGGCCGTTGCCGGTTCAAAATGATTGCCCCTGCGCTTTGCTTTGAGGTTATGCCGGGACGGTAATGTTTCTACCCCAGACAGTGCAGCCCTGAATGTTTCGAGCGTTGCTTGCCTTGTCTCACCGTATTTATTTTTCCCAAGAACGATGACGGGTGCCCTTGAGCTGCCAATCTCTTGGCCGTCGATTGTAAGTTTTGGCATGACTACACCCCAACATTCGCGGCGTAGCAGACATCATCCAAGGCACAAAGAAACCACATTGCGGCCCAGAGATAGATTGTGAAAGCGAAGCAACCGGCGGCGATTGCGGTGATCTTCAGCCCTTTTCTGATCAGGCTGTACAGACTGTTTTGATTCCCAGATGTTTCTGGGATACTATACATTATGCGACATTTAGACATAAACCACTCCTATGGTTACATATTATTTTGAAGTACCCCTAGACGCTAATCAGCAAACCCTAGACGTACCTTTCTGTTGTTGTGCGGCTCTTTTAAATCATCCCTCTGTTGCAGATCAGCATGACCTCTTCGGTCAATGAGATAGGGATCATATACTAAGTCTTCAGAGCCTCTGGGGCGTGGATCACCTGGCCTCATCATTGTAAATCTTTTATTAGCATACATGATTGAGCCTTGTGCATATGTACATTTGTCAACATTCCGCAAACTGTTTGAACCTTTGATCCGTTTTAATTCAGATGTCAGCTCATCCATAATTTCGATGGCCTGGCTGAGATGATCAATGTGCCACATCTGGACATCCATCCTTCTTCTGTACGTCATCAGTCCCCGACGCATGGCATCGACGGTGGGGTTCAAAGCTAGTCTTTGTTTCCGTGACAAGCGTGTCATGTTCCTACTCCATTACACAAACATTACTAGTTTGTTTCAGATTTGTTAATGTAAATTGATTTTACATTTGAGAACCCACGGTACGCTTGGCCGATTGCTACTACATCTGTGTCCAGTGTTGCTTGTATATATTCATCCAGATAAGTTGAATAAGACTCCTTCATCACAATGCCAGCAACATATCTGAGCTTACTGATCTCGTCTATCCAGCCCTCTGCGAGACAGTCATTGACCATGTTGGTAGTCGCTTGCCGTGAGCAATTTAACAAGTCAGATATTTCTGTAATAGTGTAACCTTCCTTGTCGTAATGACCGACAACCATCAGATTGCTGAAAGCAGATTTCAGGCTTGATGAACAAGTCCACCGGCTTAATTTTGAGTGGCCTCTTTTCTGCCGAAGTTGAAATACCTTAACTTGATGTCGTGCGATCTCTCGCGTGTACTCTTCACGCAAGTGCTTGTATGTTTTGCGGTGGTCCTCTGCAATCTCAATCCTGTTTAGAAGTCCCATCACTTGTCCTCCATACGCTTGATGTAGTTGTTGACAGTTGAGGCATGCCATAAGGATTTCTTGATGGCATCAGGTTTACGCTGGGCTGCTGGGCTTGGGACACCTAGTTGGTTGAGGTGCCGCGCAATCGCCCGTAATGATTCACCGTGGGCCAGCATTTGCTGGATTGTCGGCCAGACAGTTGCAGCTCTCTTATCAGCATTGGCTTTGACCGTGGCGTTGCCCTTCTCTTGAGCTGCATCAAACCTATCATGGACACCAAGCTTGGTGATGGTCTTGCCCTCCTTGGTAGTGTAGCTGCCCTTCTCTGCAATCTCTGCTTGTATCCGGGCCAAGCTGGCCTTGGTACGCTGCCGGATTTTTTCACGCTCATGCTGATCAAAGAGTGCCCGGAACCCGATTGTGGTTTCATCCAGTGTCGGATCATCAATGACTACCATTTTGATATTGTCTGACTTGATCTCTTGTTCAAAGAAGCGCAAGGCTTCCCACTGCTTACGCGCAAGACGGCTGAGAGAATAGATGATCAGGGTTGCCCCCTGTTTGCGGCAATAACTCAAGCAGTCTTGTAAGACCTGACGGTTGTGCCAGTCCTCGCCGGAGCTGACCCCCTCTTCTCTGAACCATTTGACCTGATGGTCACCGCCATTGAGCCAGCCCTTGATGCTATGCTCTTGTGTCGCAACATCCTGGCTGTCTGTCGAAACCCGGACATAGGCTGCATACTTGCCGGTATGCGGTAGCCCGTGATCGTCACGTTGTAATGCTGTCATGTTGATCTCCTATACATTATGCGACTAATTATCTGACATCAGGTTTTCAGCTTCAATGATCGCTTGCACCATTGCTTCTTCACGATCATTGCCTTCCCAGCCATCGTAACTAGCGTCACCATTGCGACATATTACAATGCCATATTGCTTACCTTCATCGCCTAACTCACGGATAGCATCGTCTGTTGTCTCAAAGGCAAATAGCTGAACATAGTTTTCGCCATTGTTTCTTGGGTCATCGTCTAATTCAAACATGATCGAACCAGTAGCATCATTGTTATATGAACTGTTGACCCATTTCATTTCAGCAATCTGTGAAGCAGGAAGGGCATTGATATCTTTCAACAGTGATGCGTGAAAGGTTTTGTAAGTATCGTTTTCAAACCAGAACATTTTGATCTCCTTCTTTGTTACTAATTTGTTCATCTATTATTATAGATAGCACCGTGATATCGATTGTACAAGGTCTAGAGGTTACTTTTTGTAAGGAAACGTACATATGTCTGATAACACTGCACTTTTTGTGAGGATCAGCCGCGAGTTAAAAGCTGATCTGGAGCGCGAGGCCAAGCGACAACGCCGGTCACTCGCATCTTTGGTTGAAGTTTTGCTGGCTGAACAGCTCTCGGATAAAGACCGCAATGCGGCCTAGCAAGTTCAGGAATAAGAAGGTCCAGCTCGACGGCTACACCTTCGACA